TCCCTGCTGAGTGGGACGACGAAGGATCGACCAAGGTTGTGGAAATCTCGGCCACCCCTGCGCCTGCGCCTGCACCTGCGCCTGCACCGGCATCCTCGGTCCACGCATCGCGCACCATCTTCAACTTGGTGCGGGATAACCCCGGCATCGAGCGCGATGAGTGCGTGGCGAAGGCAGTCACGCTCGGCGTGGTGCGGGGGTCTGTAACGTCCCTCTTGGCGCAGTTCGTGACGGCAGGCATCTTCGAGTATCGGCAAGGTGGGCTGTTCGCCAAGGTGACTGAGTATGAGTCCCCGTCCACGGCGATCCGACGGCTGCGACGTGAAGCGGAGGAAAAAGCCGAGGCCCAGCGCAGGGCTGAGATCACTGCCAAACGTCTTGCCACACGAATGGCCAACAAGAGCCTGCGGGAGAAGCCCGCCAAGCCCGCGCCTGCCCCTGTGGCTGTGTCTGTGCCTGACCCCGTGGTTGTGGCCACGTTCGACCCCGCCGAGATCGTCGAGTCGCTGACCCTGCGCCAAGCGCGTGCGGTGTATGACGAGCTCAAGAAAATCTTCGGATAATGGAGACCAACATGAACGACATCAAAGTGCAGAGCACAGCTATCCCCCGCATCCCTGTGGGCCATCCCGAATACAAGTGGTCGAGCGGCGCTGACGTGCAGGCCACATGGCACAAGCACACTGGCTGGACGCCCCCGTCTGGCCGCTGGATCAAACCTGTGCAGGACGAGCCTGCCCGCCTGTTTGGAGGTGTGCGATGACCGATCTTGAGAAAGCAGCACGCATGGCGCTGGAGGCTTTGGAGCGTTGTGTTGCAACGTGCTTTGACCGATACGCACACGAACAAGTAATGAGCCGACCTGAGCATTTTGTAAATCAGGCCATCACCGCCCTGCGCCAAGCGCTGGAGCAGCCAGCACGGCAGGAGCCGGTGGCATGGAAGCATCCGGTCACAGCGGATGTGTTCAGCACCTACGCCATGGCAAAGAAAGCGTGTTGCGTTGGCCAAGAACCGATCCCCCTCACATCCCCACAGCGCAAGCCGTGGGTGGGGCTGACGGATGAGGAACGCAAACGCGCCATCCAGTTCAACAACGCTCACGAAGCATTGGCCGTTGTCATTGAGGCCAAGCTGAAGGAGAAGAACACATGATCGACCAACGCCTGATAAATCTGCTCTGCCGCATTCATCGTGATGGTGGTCACTACATCGCTGAGCATGGCTTAGACAAAGCCATCGAGGATGCTGACATCAAAGTCGCCAAGCTCAACGCCATGAGCGACAACGTGGAACAACTTAATGATTGGGAAGCAGTCGCAGCCGACCAAGCCATGACCATCGCGATCATGAAGGTGCAACTTGAGGGCCTGCCGGGTGCTGAACAACTGCCGTGGAATAAGCGCCCATGGCAGCAGATTGAATGCCCCGTCTGCGGAGAACTTGCCAGAGCAGAACCACAACGCAAGCCGTGGGTGGGGCTGACGGAGGAGGATATTGAATACCCGCACCCACCAGCAAAGCCGCCTGTTTACGCAACATCGCAAAACACCAAGGCCGTGCGTGATGGGTTTGAGATGGGCGGGTACGAAAAAGAGCCGGGTTATTACTCGGAAGAACAGCTTGACGAGTTCGCCCGCGCCATTGAAGCCAAGCTGAAGGAGAAGAACGCATGAGCAAACTCAAATCATTGACCATCCCAAACCATCACAAGGTGAACGCAAAGGCCGTCCTGAACGAAGCTATTGACGAGGAGCCGGACACGGTAATCGTGCTTTGCTTTTGGCTGGATCGCGGGCAGTTCAAGATTAAAACCTCTTCAGTGCCAGACCGATTGATGCTCATTGGGGCGCTGGAGGAGGCAAAGAGCAAAATCATTATGGATGGGTACGCACCATGAAAGACTGGATCAAAAAACTATGCCCGGAGATTGCCGAGTGGCAGGCCGACCAGATCGCAGAGCAAGCTGACAAGCTGTACGAGGCGGGCTGGACCAGCGCGCTGGAGATGGCCGCGTTCCGCCTGCAAAACGATTTCAAGCGGGCGTTTGGTGAGGACACGTTGGCAAGCATTGCCGTCTACATCAAGGAGATGAAGAAGTGACCTCGGGCTGGATTTTGATTTTGGTTTTTAGCCACCAACCAACTGGCGCGGCCATGACAACCGCGCAGTACACCACTGAAGCCGCATGCAGAGCGGCAGGTGAGGCAACGGCAAAGAAGTTTTTGCCGAACGTTGTTCAATACACATGCACCGCGAGATAACAATGACCAATGAAGAACTTGCCGAGAAGATGATCGCCTTTGTTGCGACGAAGGGCGACTGGATGGACGAGTGGTACGGCCAAGAGAATGAGCTGTTCATGCAGGTGCTGGAGCAGTTTGCCCAGTTCATCGGCGTTGAGGTTGTGTTCCCTGATCCCGCGCCGGCCCGCAAGACCATGACCGACATGGAGCGGTTCGAGTTGCGCCAGAAGGTCATGCGCGAGTTGATGCCCCACATCGAAGATATGTTCAACCTGAAGTTCAAGGAGCACGGACTATGAGCCATGCTGAATTCAAAGTAACCCCGCGCCGAGCGCGCAAGGTCAACGCCATGTCGTTCGCGCACCTCATGCGCCTGCTCATGGAGGGCACCCGAACTTCTCGGGAACTTGCTGCTGAGACTGGCTTGCATCCGCTGACCGTCTACGACTACACTGCGTATCTGCGCAAGTACCATGTCGTGCACATCTGCACTTGGGAGGGTGAGGGGCGCAGCGCGCAGCGCGTGTTCATGCTGGGCGATCTGCCCGATGCCCCTCGACCCAAGAAGTCCCGCAAGCAAATCCATGACGAGTACCGCGCACGCAAGAGCATGCAGAACGTCCTCAAACGAATGGCAGGAACGACCGATGAGAACAGGCGCGATCAGCAAGATACGGACACTGTTGCGGAGCAAGCCTGATGGGCTCTCTGTCCGAGAAGTTGCCGAGATCGTCGGGTGCGAGGAAGCGAACACAGGGCGCTACCTCCGCCAAATGCCTGACGCCTACATCGACCGCTGGGACTGGCTCTACAGCGATCACGGGCGCAAGTATTGGTACGCCGTGTGGTGCGTTGTCCAAGTCCCAGACGATTGCCCTCATCCAACAAGGAAAGTGGTGGCCGTTCGACCGGGTAGACCCCGCGATCTTGAACGAGATGCACCGTCGCGCCGTGCGCGGGAACAAAACGACTGACGAAACAGAGGACGCATTATGGTGAACAACACGAAAGCTGACGCCATCCAAGTGGGTGGCGATCATTACAAAGACATGGGCATCCAGCCTTGGGCCGTGATGGAAGCCGTGCTCACACACGAGGAGTTCGTTGGGTTCCTCAAGGGTAACGTGATTAAGTACGCCATGCGCCAAGGCAAGAAGGACAGTGACGACGCGAACAAGGCCCGTCACTACGCGCTCAAGCTGACCGAATTACAGAACATGAAAGGCTGAGATCGTGGTTGACCAACGCCTGCAAGCCCGGTAGATGCGAACAGGTTTTGGCAGTGTGGGGTTCTCGGCCCGCAGTTTTATCCCCACACTATCTCCATGCAGCGGCGGGGGCGCTGAATCTACCCATCCCCCATCTTTTACAGGAGCACCCAGTGGCAGCAACACCAGAAGCAAAAGTCAAGAAACAGATCAGGGCCATGCTCGACGCGCATGGCGTGTACTACGCGATGCCAATCGGTAGTGGGTTTGGCAACAGCGGCGTCCCTGACTTCCTGTGCTGCGTCAAAGGGCGCTTCCTTGCCATCGAGGCCAAGGCCAACGGCGGCAAGCCCACTGCACTACAACTCGCAAATTTGGAGAAGATAACCACATGCCAAGGTATCTCGCGCGTGATCGACGAGCACTCGCTGCTCGCACTCAAAGAATTGTTGACGTACTTAACCTCAGAGGATTGACCATGAACCCCGAACTGCTGCGGCAATGTGAAGCCGCTATGGAAAAAGACATTGCGGAAATGACCGACGAAGAAAAGGAACACTTCATCCAGTTGCTGCCGCTCATCACGAACTGCTACCGCAAGGGGAGCAAGATGCGCGGTGTGCTGTTGCTGTCGGACGAGACGCAAGGCGCGATGGTGACGATCAACTGCGACAACTTTGAGGCCATGGGCGTGATCCATACGGTCGCCCCCATCATGCAGGAACGTACTATGCAGAACATGCCCACACCGGAGTTTATGAATTGAGCGCACCATTTGACCGCATCCTCACCGTCGACTTCGAGACGCGCTGGGACAGCGCAGAGTACACATTGTCGAAGATGACCACGGAGGAATACATCCGTGACCCACGATTCAAGGCGTTCGGCTGCTGCTTCCACGAGCTTGGCAGCGACGAGCCTGTTGTGTGGGTGGGCCATCGCCACCTGCCCAGCTACTTGGCCGACATCGACTGGAGCCGCACCGCTGTGCTGGCGCACAATGCACAGTTCGATGTCGCCATTCTGTCGTGGCGCTACGGCGTCAAGCCTGCCTTCATCTTCGACTCGCTGTCCATGGCGCGGGCCGTGCGTGGGGTGGAGGTGGGCAACTCGCTGGCAAAGCTGGCCAAGGAGTTCGAGCTGCCCGAGAAGGGGCGTGCGGTGCACAGCACGGACGGCCTGCAAGAACTCAACGGCACCATCGAGCGCGAGCTGGCCGAGTATTGCAAGCACGATGTGTTCTTGTGCGAAGAAGTTTTCAAGAGATTGAGCGTAGGCTACCCCAAGTCGGAGCTGCGCCTGATCGACATGACGCTGCGGATGTACACAAACCCGCTGCTCGAACTCGACAGCGAGATGTTGGAGGATGCGCTGACCGACGAGCGTGAGAAGCGCGAGGGCCTGCTGCGCCGCATCGGTGTGGACGAGGCGGAGCTTGCGTCGAACAAACGCTTTGCGGAAATCCTCACCAGCTTCGGTGTCAGCGCGCCGATGAAGCGCAGCAAGACCACCGGCAAGCAGACGCTGGCGCTGGCCAAGAACGATGCGCTGTTCCAAGCACTGCTCAACGGCGACAACGAGGACATCGCTGCACTGTGCGAGGCGCGGCTGAAGGTCAAGTCCACCACCGAGCGCACCCGTGCGCAACGTTTCCTCGACATCTCTAAGAGAGGCGCACTGCCCGTCCCCTTGAGCTACTACGGAGCGAAGTCTGGCCGCTGGACGGCATCCAAGGGCTCGGCCATCAACATGCAGAACCTCAAGCGCGGGTCGTTCCTGCGCAAGGCGATCATGGCCCCCGAGGGTCACATGATTGTGGTGGGTGACTTGTCGCAAATCGAGCCGCGTGTGCTGGCTTGGCTGTCCGACTACGAGGACATGCTGCTGATCTTCCGGCAGGGCGGCGACCCCTACGCTGCGTTCGGTTCGCAGATGTTCAACATCCCGGGCATGACCAAGGACTCACACCCTGACCTGCGCCAGTCGGCCAAGTCGGCGTTGCTCGGCTGTGGGTACGGGCTGGGGTGGGCGGCGTTTGCTGCACAACTTCTTGTGGGCTTCCTCGGTGCCCCGCCTGTGCGCTACGACAAAGCGTTTGCCAAGAAGCTGGGCGTCAACTCGCTCTACATCCAGAAGTTTTTGGACAATGCGGACAACTACAAGAAGCTGATGGAGATACCGCACACCTGCACCCTTGAGGAGCTGCTGATCCACTGCGTTGCGGCCAAGAAGATCATCGACATCTACCGCTCGACGGCGTGGCCGGTGGTGGCCTTTTGGGACTTGATGGGCAGCATGCTGACCAGAGCCCTTGCAGGCGGCGAGGAGGTGGTGTATAAATGTCTCATCTTCCGCAAGGGGGAGATCGAGCTGCCCAACGGCATGCGTCTGCTGTACCCTGATCTACGTCAGGTCAAGGACGAGGAGACCGGCCAGTTGCAGTGGGTGTACGGCGAGGATGCCACCAAGCTGTACCCGGGCAAGATCACCAACAACGTGACGCAGGCGCTGGCCCGCATCGTGATGACGGATGGGATGCTGCGAGTGGACAAGAAATTGCCAGTTGCAGGGACGGTGCACGACGAGCTGATCGCCATTGCACCGCAGGAGGAAGCTGAGAACGCGAAGACTTGGGTCTTGGCGCAGATGACGCTGCCTCCGAAGTACATGCCGGGGATTCCTCTGGCCGCTGACGGTGGCGTTCACCGTAGATACGGTCTCGCAAAGAACTGAACATGTTTGACCAGATCATTGATTACGCAATGCCTTTGATGAAAGCCGAGTCGGCGCTGAAGAACGCTTACAGCCACCTTCTCCACAACGAATTTGAGAAAGCCTCCGTTGAGCTCATCAACGCAATCGTCGAAACCAAGATGGCCATCAACGCCGTCAATCACCTGAAGGAGAACAACCATGCAGCTACCCTCAACCATCAAGGTGGGTAAACGAAGCTACACCGTCAAGCAACCGCTTGCCATGCGCGGCACAGCGCAGCGCGGGCTGGTCGAGTACAGCAAGACCACCATCTCTGTCGCGCAATACTGCAACGTCACGAACCGCAAGTACCCGCCGAAGGAGCGCGGGGAAATCTTCTGGCACGAGCTGACGCACGCCATCTTGGCCGACATGAACAGCCCGCTCTACGACAACGAGGAGTTTGTGGAGGCGTTCTCAAAGAGGCTCAACGATGCAATCCACTCAGCCCGCTTCAACGCTTGACGACGACGCCATCATCTCCCTGCTGCGCTTTGCGAACTGGGAGGTGCTGCAAGACCCGGAGGACCTTGACTGGTATATCCGACCGCCGTCGCAGACGTACATCGGCTGCTCGGCATTTAGCAATCTGCAAGACGCTCTGGAATACTTCTGCTTGTATCAACGAGTCTACAAAGAATGAAAAAACCCGCTTGGTCACACTCATCGCTCAAAGATTTCGAGGGCTGCGCTCGACGCTACCACGAGGTCAAGGTGCTCAAGAAGTACCCCTTCCAAGAGACCGACGCCACGCGCTACGGCAATCAGGTGCACGAGTCGCTTGAGCTGTACGTTCGTGATGGCAAACCCATCCCGCCCGAGCACGCGCAGTTCAAGGGCGTGGTCGACAGCCTGCTCAAGAAGCCCGGGCGCAAGCTGGCCGAGTATGAGATGGCGCTGACTGCCGACCTCAAACCTGTTGGGTGGAAAGACCCCAGCGTCTGGGTGCGCGGCATCGCTGACTTGTTGATCGTTGATGACGACAACTTTACGGCGTGGGTCATTGACTACAAGACCGGCAACGACAAATACCCTGACCGAGACCAGCTTGTCCTGATGTCGATCATGGTGTTTGAACACTTCCCGCACATCCGCAAGGTCAACAGCGCGCTGCTGTTCATCGTCAAGAACAGCATGGTCAAGATGCAGATGATGCGCGATGCCAAGGACGCGGCGTGGTGGCGCTACCGTGAGCGCACGGCCATGCTGGAGAACTGCTTCACCACCGACGTGTGGAACCCCAACCAAACCCCGCTCTGCAAATGGTGCCAAGTCACCGGCTGCGAGTTCAACCCCAAGCACTGAGGAGCACACCATGCCCTACGCCAACATGAAAGACCGGGACACCTACCCCGCATACGACCAGAAGCCCGAGGTCAAGAAGCGCCGTGCGGCACGCAACAAAGCCCGCGCCATGCTCATGCGCGAGGGCGTGGTCAAGAAGGGTGACGGCAAAGACGTTGACCACAAGAAGCCGCTGTCCAAGGGCGGCACCACCACGCGCAGCAACCTGCGGGTCAAGAGCGCCAGCGCCAATCGCACGTACGACCGCAACAAAGACCATTCGGTGAAGTGATGTCTAGCATTGCCCCAAACCTGTTTGCGAATCAGCCACCGCCCGTACTCAACCTCAATAGGAGCAAGGTGTACCCGGCCCATACCGTAGAACCATTGATTCATCTACGCGATCTGGAGACGGAGGTGTTTGCCATACCGGTGAACACGCTCACAAACTTGTGGCTGGCAAAGTACGGCAACGAGTGGGTGGCGCTGGCTGACTTGCACGACGACGAGTTCTTCCACTACGCATACGCACGGCTGCGATCGCTTGGTCAGCTTGAGACGCACTTCCTGACCGACCGCGCCAAATACGTTTGCAGAAAGCCCCTGTAATGCAGATCGTTGAGAACAAAGCGCTGATCCTGCGGACACGCAACCCGCACAAATACAGCGTGATACCCAAGCACAAAGTGCTGTCAGAGAGCAATGGCACGTACGAGATCGCCGTCTACTGGGGTCTCGACGAAGCGCGAGTTCTGCGCAACCTTGGCGTCAAGCACGCGCCATCTCCAATCACCAAGCGGTACGACTGGCCCGGCAGGTTCACGCCGATGCAGCACCAAGTGGAGACCGCCAGTTTCCTCACGCTGTATCGCAGAGCCTTCTGCTTCAACGACCCGGGCACCGGCAAGACGCTCAGCGCCTTGTGGGCAGCGGACTACCTGATAAAGCGTGGAGATGTGCGGCGTGTGCTGATCCTGTGCCCGCTGTCGATCATGAAGTCGGCGTGGATGGATGACCTCAACCAGAGCATCATCCACCGCTCAGCGGTCGTGTGTCACCACGCCAAGGCCTCCCGGCGCATCGAGATGATCCAGCAGGACTACGAGTTCGTCATCGCCAATTACGACGGCTTGCCGCTGATCGCTCCAGAGATCATCAACGATGGGCGGTTCGATCTCATCATCGTTGACGAGGCCAACGCCTACAAGAACCCGAGCACACGGCGCTGGAAGGCGCTGGCCAGCATCATCAAGCCGACGACCTACCTGTGGATGATGACGGGCACCCCGGCCTCGCAGTCGCCTGTGGATGCGTACGGCCTTGCCAAGCTGGTCAACCCCAACGGCGTGCCCAAGTTCTTCACAGCGTGGCGCGACAAGGTGATGAACAAAGTCACCATGTTCAAGTGGGCCCCCAAGACGGACGCCACGGCCACCGTGTTCTCGGCACTTCAGCCAGCAATACGTTTCACAAAAGCACAGTGCCTTGACCTGCCGCCTGTCGTGACGCTGACACGCGAGGTGCCGATGACGGCGCAGCAGAACAAGTACTACAAGATGCTCAAGGAGCAGTTGCTGGTGCGTGCTGCGGGCGAGACGATCAGCGCCGTGAACGCTGGCGTTGCGGTGAACAAGCTGCTGCAAATTTCCTGCGGTGCGGCCTACACGGACGACAAGGAGGTGGTGGAGTTCGACGCTGCCCCGCGCCTTGGCGTGCTCGACGAGATTCTGGAGGAGACCAGCCGCAAGGTCATCATCTTCGCGCTGTTCCGCTCCAGCATCGACACCATCTTGCTGCACCTGCAAAAGCAAGGCGTGGTGGCCGACGCCATCCATGGCGATGTCTCAGCAACAAAGCGTGCCAAGATCATCTCGGACTTCCAGACGCAGCCCAACCCTCGGGTGCTGGTCATGCAGCCCGCTGCCACGGCGCACGGCATCACGCTCACTGCGGCGGATACGGTGGTGTTCTACGGCCCGCTGATGAGCGTCGAGCAATACATCCAGTGCATTGCGCGGGCCGACCGCAAGGGGCAGGACTCGGACAAAGTGACGGTGGTGCACATCGAGTCGAGCCCCATCGAGCGCAAGCTGTTCAAGGCCATGAGTACCAAAGTCAGCGACAACGCGCTGCTGGTCGGCCTGTTCGACAGCGAGATAAAAAATTCTTGAAGAAAGGAGTTGCAATCCCAAAAATTCGCAGTAAGATGTCCAACCCTAGACAACAACGGAGAGCCTAGATGACCAACGAACTGGACGACGAGCCGGTACAAGAAGATACCGAGCAGTCGCAAAAGCAAGATATGGCCGCGATCCCCATGGATAAGCTGGCCAAGGTATACCGCAAGATGCAGACGCGCATCCAAGAGTTGACCGCAGAGTACGACTCGAAGATCGAAGACATCAAGCGGCAGCAAGACGCCGTTAAGAACGCGCTCAAAGATCAGATGCTCGTCATGGGTGTCAGCTCTGTGCGTACCGACAACGGCACGGTGGTACTCTCGACCAAGACGAGATACCACACACAAGACTGGGACTCTTTCAAGGAGTTCGTCAAAGACCACGACGCCATCGACCTGTTGGAGAAGCGTATTGCGCAGTCCAACATGGCGCAGTTTCTTGATGAGAACCCCGGCGTAGTGCCCCCCGGTCTGAACTCCAGCACGGAATACGCCATTTCCGTTCGCAAAGTAAAGTAACCCAAGGAGAAAGTCATGAGCAATGTAGCTCTGTTCAACCCTGCCCAAGTCCCCGATTTCGTCAAGCGCCGGGGCGGTCTGTCTGAAGTTGCCAAAGCGCTGGCTGGCGGTGCTGGTGGCGGCAAGCGCATCAGCATCAAGGGTGGCGTGTTCCGCCTCATCAACGGTGGCAAAGAAGTTGCAGCCATCGACGAGCGCCATCTGGACGTGGTGATCGTGAACGCCGCGCCCACCATGAACCGCGTGTTCTACCTCAAGAAGTACGACAGTGAGGCTGCTCCCAGCGCCCCCGACTGCTGGTCGGCTGACGGCGAGACCCCGAGCCCGGACAGCGCCAACAAGCAGTCCAGCCGTTGCAGCGAGTGCGCGCAGAACATCGCCGGGTCGGGCCAA